TGATGTTAACGCTTGCAAGCGGTAGTACCACCGCCCCTCCACGAGCGTCACAGGCTCACGGAGTCTGCCGTTGTGGTCGAGTAGAGCAAGCAGCTCATCGCAGGTGTAGACCACGCGGCCCGCCTTTCGGTTGTTAGTGTTCATGGTGTCTCATGCCTCCTTGGTGTTAGCAGCAGAACGTAAGATTCTCACACTCTCTCGTAGGCCCCTGCGAAGCCCCTTGCTGGGTCTCCGTAGGCATCCACGAGGCCTTCTTCGCGGGCCCAAGCCTGGAAGGCCGTCACCTGCTCGGGGTTGCCCGAGCAGGTAAACTTCTTCCGGTTGTCAGGCACTCGAAAGGGCCCAGCGACGTAGCCAATACCGGACCTCGTACCGGCTTCCGGCAGCTCTGGCCATGCGGGTTTTCGCCGCATGTCTGCCAGCCCTGCGAACAGGACCGGCGCCGCTCGGAGCGCTTGCGTAGTCTGCTCTATGTCGGCCATAACGGCCGACACAGGGCGGTGCTGGAACACGGCGCGCTCGGTCGCGCGCCATGCCCCGAGCCCCTCTGGGTCCACGCAGGGGCATAGCCCCTGGTAGGCCGACCCCAGGCAGTGGTCGGCCGCCGCCGTGTAGAGCACTCGCTGCTCGTCGAAGTCCCGTACCCACTCGGGAGGGATCGAGCGGGCCCACTGACCGCTTTTACCTGAAGGCCATGGTACCAGTCCTGTAACCATCTCTCCTGAGTCCGGATCCATGCTCGACCCGCCCCAGTCAAGCTCGATCCCAGCCTCCCCCCCGTCGGAGTAGAACACAGCGGCGCCGAGCGCCGCGAGCACCTGGCCCACCGACGAGGCCGCGAAGAACCGATCAGGACCCTGGCCGAAGCCCGGATCCCCCGGACGGTGGTGATCGATCACCACCACCTCCTGGTCGATTGGGAGGGGGCTCGAAAACATGCACTCTACGAGTGCGAGCGGCGCGCCATTTAGCGGGGGCAGCCTATCCGCACTCGCGTTATAGGCGTTGCCTGGGTGGACCCGGACGCCATCTTGGTCGAGTGCATATGCGTACTGACAACCAGCGGTTGCCAGCATGCTTTCGATTAGTTTCATTTCGGGGTCTGGGGCCCCGAGGATCCATTTACTTTTCCTCATGCCCTAGAGCAAATCCTCCCCGGCCTCAATTGCGCTGGCCAGATCGTCAACTTCAATGGCGCTTAGGACGTCAATCTGTAATTTTCGCATGTGTAACGCGAGTCGCCGCAGAAACGCAACGTCCGCTAAAGTGCACGCCTTCTTTGTGGCCTCAGCCTTGGCCTCAGTGTCAGCTTGCGCCGACTTGCGCCGTTCCTCCTCTTCGCGGATCGAGGCCGCCTCGCGTTCCGCGGCATCCCGCTCGGCCTTGGCCTGCGCGGCTGCAGCTTGTTCCGCTGCGACGCGTGCGCGCAATGCCTCTTCCTCCTTTGCGAGTTCGGCGCGGCGCTTGGCAACCTCAGCTTCAACGAGTGCGCGGAGCCGGTCGGCTTCCTGTTTTGCGGCTTCACGCTCGGCCTCGAACGCAGCGCGCTCGGCTTCGATCTTCCGCTGCTCCTCGACGCGGGCCTGCCGGTCGGCTTCCTGTTTTGCGGCATTCAGCTCGGCCTCGAGGCGCCGCTCCTCGGCCAGCGCAGTCTGGCGCTCGAGCACGGCCACAAACTCGGCATCACTCATGTTCTTGACGGTTTCAGGACTAAGCATGCTGAAGATGCCCAATTCGGTGAGAGCTGCCATGCGCTTGTCGAGTAGCTCCTTTTCACGCCGTGCGAGCTCCTCCGCTACCTTCTGCTCTTCGGCGATGAGGTGGGACTCAATGGGCTCGAGCATCCCAAACAGACGCTTTGCCTCCTCGTCCACGCGGCGGCAATACTCAAGGGCCTCAACCTTTAACTCCTTGCGCCGCTTTTCGATGGTCACCCGCAGGGCCTTGACCTGTAGGCGGGACTCGCGAACGAGCGCTAATGCACTCCTGTCTTCTGGGCCGTTTGTGTGGAGCAGCAGGAACTGCTCGGACAGCGAGCGAATGGTTGCGTCGGCTACGTTGTAGGCGATCGGCGCTTGTGCCTGATTCATGTGGTGTGGTGGTTGGATGGGGCGCCGAGGAATCTCTCGGCGCCTGTGGTTAGTGGAATCGGTTAAAACTGCCGTCTACAGCGGCGTAAAGGTCAGCCGGATGCCCGCGCTTTTCCGGGAGCACCGTTCCTGCCTGGCGGTGAACCTAACGATGTGGCTGGGGCTGTCGTTCTCGAGCCTGCCGATGCGCTGTAGCGCATCGAGGGGAACCTTGCAGCAGCTGCAAGCGTTGTCCCAGTCCATCGCATTGGCCGACAGCACGGTGAACTCGAGTTCGCACGGCGTGGGGATGTGCGCCACCCCCAGCCCAAGGAACCTCATTTCCCATGAGTACCGAACCTGGGCATAGGACCTGTAGTGCATGGTCTTCAGCTCGTTTAGGCCCGGCGGACGGCCCATGTCTCGGACCTCGAGGGTCACTCCACTTCCTTTAGCTGACGCTTGCCCAAGGATGTGGTCGGGGCGCGGGGCACCCAGGAGCGATGCCCCGCCTTCGGTCAGGTCAGCGTCGAGCCCACGGTCCCGTTGTCGAGACCCGTGCTCATCGCGCTCGTCGGGCGGCAGCTCGCAAGAGCTGCCGCCACCATCAGGGCCAGTGCAAGCACCAGCAACTTCGTGCCCTTCATGTCGGGCCTCCGGGGTAACACCCTGAGCACCATGCCCAGGGGTGTGTTGAACCAGGTCGTCATAGCCACTCATTGCTTGGCCCTCCGCCCGTCGGGGTCCACCTCGTACACTTGCGCTCCACCGCAGACCGTGCACTCAGCCATATCGATGGAGCAGGCTTTGTCTGCGTCCTCGTCACCGTAGACGCAGAATCCGTCATGAATCCCGTCGATATAATCGGCCGCAGTGACGGCGCCGCCCTCGTGGGTCGCGCAGTAGGGCGCCTCTCCGCTCTCGTCGCAGACCTCGCAGTTTACCAGGTTCGGACTCCGGTGGTCGTCACGTGGTTGCCGGTCGTCATAGGCCTGCTGCGCGGAAGCATATCCGTCGCTCATGTCGTCATCCCTGTGTTCGTGGTTGTGGCGTCCTCGGTCTCGGTCGAGCATACTCCCGGGCAGTGGTGGCTGATCCTGGTATTGTCCAAAAACTTGCGACCTGCAGGAGCTACGACGTGATTGCGCGCCCGGTCTGATCCGGTGCGCCGGACTAGACCACGATTCACTAGGGCGATCAGATGCTCGAACACCGTGGCCGGTGACCGATCTAGGCTTTTGCTTAGTTCGGCGACAGTTGGTGGCACGCCGCCGGAGAGCCTTGTGGCGGAGTCGAGTTCTCGCAACACGGCGAGACTCCTGGGGGAGGGTGGCTTGCCCCGGAGAAGTTGGCGACCCTCGAGTTGGGCGAGGGCGCGAACGAGTTCTTTCCGCGTCGTTTTGTTCCCGCGGCCACGTAGCATTCGCTTGAGGAGCCGTCGTGCGAGTTGGTTGCTTCCGCTCATGATTTGGTTGAGGCCGGTGTTGGCCTGGTTCGTGCTAGATTGTAAATGCGGTCGTACTCTCGTGCCGCGACCGTGGCCAGCGTCGAGGCGTTCAGCACGTCGCCGCGCAGATCGTCGTCTGTAGGCCGTGACTCGGAGAGTCGGCATGCGCGCACGTAGTGGTAGAACGACTGACGTAGTTTCTCCTCCGAGTCGCGGAGTAGCTTGTCGGGTCCGGAGCTCATTGATCCTCCCCCATAAGGCTAAGTGGTATCATCTCTGGATCTGGCGGGTCGAAGTCTGTCAGGTGGAAGCAGGCTCGGTCGAAAAGCAGTGGAAGCGTGCAGCGCCCCGTGCTCCCGTGTCGGTTCTTAGCCACGCTCCAGCGGAGCCCGCCATGGCCGGTGTGGTCGATCTCCTCCGTCCAGAGCATAATTACTTGATCTGCATCCTGCTCGAGCGCCCCCGAGTCGCGCAAGTGGTGGAGCCCCGGCTCGCCATCCACCCCAGCTCGAGACAGCTGCGAGAGAGCAATCACGTTGACGCGGAGCTCTCGCGCAAGAGACTTTAGCCCGCGGCTGATCGTAGACACCTCCTCGACGCGGCCACGCTTCGAGCTCGCCTGGTCGGACATGAGCTGCAGGTAGTCCACGACGATAAAATCAACCCCCCCCATGTCGCTCGATGCCCGTCTGGCCATCGACCCGAGTCGCCCAACGGAAGTCCCGTAATCCTCAAATATCTGCAGCTTCCATCCGCTCATGCGGCCCGCGGCTCCAACCATGTCGCGGCGATCAGCGGCGTCGAGGTAGCCGCTTCGAAGGTGGTAGCCACTCACGTGGGACTCGCGTGACAGGACGCGCTGAGCGATCTGCTCCGTGGACATCTCCATGCTCACGAAGAGGACCTTAGCGCCGCCGCTACATAGGTTCGCGGCCACGTTAAGGGCAAACACCGTTTTCCCCACACCAGGGCGGGCCGCAATCAGCGTGAGCTCACCGGGCCGGAGACCGGCGGTCATGTGGTCGATCGCGTGGTAGCCGATCTTCCAGCCTTTCTGCCGCTCGTGCTGCGGCCGATCAAGCGCGGTGAAGACCTCAGTCATCAGGTCTTCGATGGACCCGCCCACCGCCCCACCGAGAACCTGTCTGCCGACTGAGAATATGGCGGATTCCAGACCGGCCAGCAACGCGTCGAGCGCCGCGGACTTGTTGACGGACAGCCCACGCGCCTGCGAGAGACCGTCCTCGCAGACGGCCATGATGGCCCGACGCGTGCTATCACGGCGAATTATGCTCGCGTGGTGTGCGATGTGGGCCGTTGACGTAACGGCCGACATCAGCTCCATAATCCCGGACTCTCCGCCAAACCAGTCGAGCTTCCCGTCCGTTCGGAGCTGCGTGACGATGGAAACTATGTCGACCGGGGCCGGGTCACGGGCCAACTTGTAGACCGTCCCTACGAGCACACCGAGGCGTTTGTCGGGGAAGTCCTCCGGCCTAGCTATGGCCTCCACCGTGGCGGCTTTGCCAGGACACAGCAGAAGGGCGCCCACGAAGGCGCTCTGTGCCTCCTGCACCACGGTCATTCGGGAGCCCCTAGGCCGACACGCCCGAGGAAATTAGCGAGGTACTGCGCGTAATCAACCGCGGCGTTGCCCCCTCGCACGATGCAGAGCCCCGGAATCAGCCGCTCACCCGGACGGAGAGCGTTCGTTTGTGGCCGTTTACGGCCTTTCTCTTTTCTCTTATTCCCAATAGAGGAAGGTTTGCGCCACTGATGCGACATTGCCTTCACCAGACCCTCGCGGCACTTTGCCACGACGGCCTTGATCGTCACCCCCTCCCCGCTGAGACAGCGGCCATCCTCGTCTAGGACCCCTCCCGGGCACCGGAAGGCCCCGCGGGAAAACTCGTGGGGGATGGCGAGCCTCCGGGTTCCGCCGCCGTTCCAGCGCGCCCAGAGGCTTGCCCTGGCGGTCGTGAGCAGACCGGCCCGCACGAGTGCCTTTTCCCACCTCTGGATTGTCCGGGTCGTGACAGCGAAGCGCTCGGCGAGATCCGACTGCAAGACCCAGGTATACCGACGGTCCTTCCCGCAGGCCCGGACCAACTCCTCGAAGAGGAGGCGCGCGCCGAACGGGACTCGGAGTTCCCGCATTGCGTCGGCAAAAACCGATGATTGGTAGAACGCGCGGGAGTTTCTGGTACTATAGGCATCAGACATGGTTGTTCTGTGGTTGGGCAACCGGTTTATGGCAGGCACCTCACACAGCGCACGTGACGTGCCTGCCGACTTATTCACTCGGTGGCCGACCGCCGACCGCCGAGGCAGCCCCTGGCTTTTACTCACAGGGTTGCCTCGGTAGGGTAGAGACCGGCAAATGGGTTGCCCTCGTCCTCGACCTCGACCTCGACCTCGACGGGGGCTTCGACGCTGACCGAGAACTGCGCGTCCTCGGCCTCGACGGGGTCCAGCCTTTGGGTAGAGCCGCGCAGGATTGCGTCGACGGTCGCGGTGGCTTCCGCCGAGGCGGAAGCCGGGTAGTGGGCCATGTCCTGCAGTTCTTCCACGGAAAGCATTCCCATGGTGACTTCGGGACAGGACAGCCGGATGAGGAAGGCTGCTGCCCGGTAGGCCAGCATGAGCGCTGGGGTCTTCTGGTAGGCGTCGTTCGAGGTCCAGCCCGCATTTTTAGCAAGCTCCATCGACACGGGAATGGATTCGACGATGCCTCCGTCTTCGGCCAGTTTTGCCCAGGCGGTCACGGTGAGCGCATTTCCAGTGCCCTCGTAACGAAACCGGATCGGCCCACGAAAGACGCCTGATCGGTTCGCGAGGGCGATCAGGAATTTGGACGAATACCCCGGAGTCCCTTTAACCACGAACACGTTCTGGAGTGCGCTCTGTGGGTCGCACCCAAGGGTTTCTGCCTGGTGTAGGACTATGGCGATGTCCGCTGGTTTCCCGCGGAACTGCTTCGGGCATAGGTCGGAGGTCGACAGAGCCTTAGCGAGGCCCCACCGGTCGGCCTTTTTCCGCTCGTAGAGCGTTACGTCCGGCTGTTCTTTCTTGGCGTCCATGTTATTCCTCGGTAAGTGCCCACATGGGCAGGGAAACAGTCTCGATACCACGCCCTGAGTATCCCGGCCACTCGCCGGAATCGAGGCATTGGCGGTAGGTTTTGGCAGCTCGAAGGATTTCGAGCTCGCCATGGTGGACGGCGACGTCGTCGAGCTTGATCACTCGCACGAACTCGGCCTTGTTCTCGGAGCGCATCATCTCGTCCGATGTCTCGACGACAACGAACAGAAACGCTTTGGGCTCGAGCCCCGCCGCGGCGGCAGCTCGGAGGTAGAAGGCCGCTTGGCGGTGATAGCTCAGTTTGGGCACGCTCCGGTGGAACTCCCAGGCGTTACGGCTCGTTTTCAGATCCACCGCGATCCCGGCATTTGCGAACACGTCTAGGCGAGCTTTCGCGGGACACCCGTCGAGGTCGAATAAGATGGTGAGCTCTCGACGGCCTCGAAGCAGTCCCGATTCGGCCAGCTGCCTGTTGGTGAGGACCGCGATTGCGGCCCCGTCGGCCAGGCGCCGCTCGTCCGCGTTCAGCACTAGCGCCCCAGGTTTCATTTCTCCGGTGAACCGCGCCCAGGCCGCCTTGCCGGCGGTGGTACGCCTGTCGACCACGGGGGCAACCGGGAGCATTGCCGCCACCTTTTCTGGCTCCAGCACCAGCATGTGGACGGCGGTACCGACCCTCATGGCTGAGCTCTGCTCGCCCCACTCGTGAGCCCGGAGGTGGGCAGGCGTCTTCCCGAGTAGTACCGCCGCTTGGGAGTTGGATAATCCCGGGAGCGCGAGGTACTCCGCAAAGGGCATGTTTTCAATGATTTTGGATCTCATGTGGTGTTTCTGTTGAAAAAAGCGGCAAGGGGGCCTCGGAAAAGGACGCGGCAACCCCCTCGCCAAACCCTTGCCGCGCCCGACGGGTGGGCTGGGTTAGAGGCGCTTACGCGGCTCGTTGATCCCCTCGATGGTGCAGTTGGCCGCAACCATCGTTGCAAGGCCGAGGAAAATACAGCAGAGGCCGGCCATGATGGCGCCGGCGCACACGGCTACGGAGACACCATCAGAGGCCCGACAGGCGAGCACAAGGCCGACGAGAAACACGACGGCGAGGGCGGCCAGCAGCTTCACTGTGCCGCCTCCAGGTAGACCTCGAGTCCACAGGGCTGGTCTGGCGCGGCTGCAAAGTACGCTCGCACCTCGTCGGCAACCCCGGTAGCTGGCTGAAAAACGGCGTAGAGCAGGCCATCTCCGGGGTCCAGACCTACCTCCAGTAGCCGGTATCCCGTCAACGCGGACAATGCGACGACAGCAATCGACCGGCGAGGTTCGCCCCGCTTAGGCGTCGCATGTAGCCTAGCGGTGGAAAGGTTATTTAGCCTCACGGTCAACTGCCTCCTCAGGCGCGAGCGCCTGTTCGACGTACACGCCGCTCCAATATACGCCGGAACCGTCCCGGTCGGAATCTCCTGACCATTCGAGGACGAGCCCAGCGGCGGCGAACCGGGACGCAGTGCCTTCCCCCCAGACGCGATCGAGGGCGTCCAATACGTCCTCCTCCTCCTCGTCGAGGCTATCCTCAACACCGAAGTAGACGTAGGTGCCGTGGTTCTCCATCTTCGGCGCGTCGTCGCCGAGCAGCCGCCGGACTGCGTCGGCGACGGGCTCGGGCGCGGGCGCGGGATCGGGCACGGGATCGGGCACGGCCGTCGGTATGGGCGCGGGCGCGCCCGCCCGCACAACGCGTACGCCTAGCCAGTAGGCGCCCGTGCGCCCGTCGCGGTCGGAGTCCCCGGACCATTCGACCGCGAGCCCCGCGGCCGTGAACCGGTCCGCCGTACCGGCGCCCCAGACGCAATCGAGGGCGTCCAATACGTCCGGACCGGACTGGTTGTCCTGGACGCGGAAATAGGCCGCGTCCTCCGGGTAGTCGCCGAGTAGCGCGTCGTCGCCGAGCAGCCGCCGGATCGTGTCGCTTATCGTGGTCGTGGTCTCGTTCGTCATGTCGTGGTTGTGGTTGTGGTCGGCACCAGCGCCGACAGCCACATCTTCGGCGGAACGCGGCGGAAGCGCAAGCACCAAATGCCGCCCGAACGCAGAAAGGCCGAGGCAGCGGCGTATCTGCGGCAACTGTAAGGGGTTACGTCTGCCGAGAAAAGTCGGGAAGTTATTAAGCCGTGAGCGCGGGCGGGTTACGGACCTCGGTCAGCTGATGGCACCTGCAGAGCGCGCAACTCATGGTAGAATAGGGACTTGCGTTCAGTTGGGACGGCCTGGAGACCACCCGGCGAGAGCCACCTCGACCGCGTCGCGGAAGCGCGGTGCTGTGCGCAGTCCGGCCTCAAGCTCGACGCCCAGCTCGAGCGCCCCGCCCAGCGACAAGCGCCGGTCGACGCGCGCCAGGCAAGCGGCGTGCGAAGGCCGCCGCTCGAGGAACAGGCTCGCTGCCGCGAGGCCCGCGCACAGGATCCCGACGGGCCAGGCCGCGAGCTGCGTCTCGGCGCGCGCAACGAGCACGGTGAACAGGCCCGCGAGCAAGCCGCCGAGGCTCGCCTCCACGAGCGCGTTCGCCAACCCGCCGCAGTACGCGAGCCGCGCGGCGCCGCTCGGGCTCAGTTGGCGCACCAGGGCGTCCTCAACGCACGGTCGCTTCGAGCGAGCGGTCCGGCTCGTGTAGCGACGCGCGGAAGCGCTCCGGCAGCGACTCGAGCTGCACGTGCGGCGGAGGCGCAAGTGCCTATATATCAAGTGGTTATGTCACGGACGGCCTCTCCGCCTTTACTAAATCCTTAGCTAAATCCTTAGCTAAATCTAAGTTAACGGGGCCCGATTAGTAAAGGGTTTAGTAAAGGGTTCGGACGACTGCCGGTCGCTCGCGCGATCCTCGCGGCTGCGGTCTATGCCGATGTTAGGTATCTTATCGCAATGGGCTAAGACGCCTAAACTGTGACCGGGGTCCCGGTCGTCGATAGCACCGATTACGATCTGCCGCAGCGCCGCCGAACCGTCCTGCTCGCATCCATCGCCTAGCCGAAGTCCGAGAAGTGTCACTTGCACTAGTGCTAGTGTCTGATAATGTGCTCCAATAAGAGGCACTCATGGCTCACACCTACGACTTATCGAGCACGCTCTCGCCCAACTGGACCGCGATGTGGGACTTGGCTTGGTTCGGTATCCCCGCCAGCGACCCAAAGCCTGGGCCCGACTGGACTTACGGTAATTGGGACCTCGCAAATTTCCACGAGATTAACCCCGCGGCCTATCCGGGAGTTCCGTACGCCACGCACGACCCGGCCGCCTGTGCGCCCTACTACGGCTTCGGCGACCACCGCCAAGTCGCGAGCTACTTTCGCCCGCTCGTTGGGCCATATAGCTCCAGCGGCCAAGACGCGGAAAGTCGGGCGAAGCGCGACCTCGACCTCGGGCTGTTGCGGCGTCCGTCGGACCCGCGAGCGCGACTCGACGCGTGGATTGTGGAATTGTACACACTCGGCTACACGTCGCAGGCCGGTTATGCGGGCGGAGACGCCGGTTACGACGCCGTTGCCGACTACCGGTGGCAGGCGCTGCTGTCGGCCATGGAGCGCGCTACAGCGGCAGGGCTGGCGTCCTGCGTGACCGGCGCGCTAAATTTGAGCCGCGTATTTACCCCGCCCCAGACCCCGGACCCATATCCGACGACACAGGCCAAGATGGATGCCACCGTCGCCGACTTAGTCACCATCGTGGACGCTATCCTGGCGTCTGCCGCTGGCCTCCAGATCGGCGGTCGCGCGCTACTCTTCGTTTGGGTCGGAAACGACGTACTCTTTACTCCAGGGGAACTCGAGACCGTGTTCGAGACTGCCCGCACAACCACGGGGAATGATTTCTATGTGGTCGCGCCAAGAAACTCGGGCGCGACCACTCCGTTGGCGTGGGCCGATGGAATTCACCCATGGTCCGGAAACAACGAATGGGCGCTCGCTGTCGGGGGCACCACGCGGGCGAAATCCGCGGACTGGACCGCGAAGAGGCACGACCCCTGGATCGCGCAATTGCCGAGCTACCCAGGGCGCGTCGTTATGGGGAGTGTGTTCCCAGGTTTCGAGGACTGGGCGAAAGGGTTTGGCCAAGATTTGGACCGCGATATTCCTAGGTCCGAAGATTTGGTGCTCGGCCAATTTGATTACTTCGGCTCTGCCCCTGGCCTGACTGGCTATCTCGCCCAGACCTGGAACGACTTCCCCGAGGGCTCGAATTGGGAGCCACACGTCTCGACGGCCGCCGCAGAGCTCGAGTGGTTGACGGAAGGGTTTGCGTCCCTGTTTGGCGAGTCCTTGGTGGCGGCCGAGACCGCTGCTTTACGCGCCATGTGGACGGGCTACGGCGTGTCGCGTGCTTGCACGCCGCCGAGCGCTGGCGGTGGCCCCAGGATGTCGGGCCCGCGGCACGAATCCCCCACCTACTCGCCGTCCAGAAATTCACCGACCGCTGGCAAAGGAGCCTAATGGAACTCGCGCACGTAACGCTAATGGAGGGGGAAACTCTGTGGTTGGTCGCTCGCCCGACGACGCCGGCCAACGCCACGCTATACCGGGCGCAGGTGTCGGCGGCCACGCTGCAGCTTTTCGGCCCCGACTCGGACACCGCGCTAGTCACGCGCACGCTCGCGCTGACGGCCGACCCTGGCTCTGCGGACTACGCCCAATGTATGTTTTCTGCGCTCCAGACTGACGAGTGGTGGGGCCTGGGTGGGGGCTACACGTTTTGGACCCTTTTGCGCCCGTCGGATTACCCGATGCAGGGCGGGCAGGTCTACCGCGTCGAGGTCTCCCTATCCGCCGGGCACACTACGCCAACATGGCCACTAATTGACGACTACGGCGACATTAAGCTCCTATGGGTGGTTGCCGTTAAATCGGCGGTGAGCGCTTGAAGCCAAGCCCCAAGGCCGCGCTCGCCATATTCCGGTCGCTGCTCGAGAAAGACGACTATGAGGGCTGGAAGCGCGTGGTTGTCTCGACGATACAGATCGCGCTTGCGGACGGGTTCTTGCGCGCGAACAACGGCTCGATCGTTCTGGACGCGATGACCGGGCAGCCTATCTTCGACGAGGCCCGGCTGCACCCCGATTGTGCTCGGGCCCAAGCCGCAATCCGCGACTATATGCTCGGCAAGCCGCAAGAGAACGTCGCGCTAGAAGTCTCTAACAGGACCACGATCGAGCCCACCCCAGAGGCCCTCGCCCTCATGGGGCTGCGCATGGCCAAGTTCTCCCGCGAGCGCGATGACGGGACGACCGAGCTAGTGGAGGTCACCGCCATAACCCCGGGGGGCGGGGATGGCGTCTGAATCACCTCCCATGGAGGTGAAGATCCGCCTCTCGGCAAACGCCGCGCGGCTGATGCGCTCGCGGGCACCGGCGATTCTGTACGAGGGGCCTGCTCGCACGGGCAAGTCGTTCACGCTTGTAACCTACGCTCGGCTTCTCTGTGAGTGGTTTCCGGGCGTCAAGATACTTTTTGTGCGACAGACGCGGAAGAGCCTGAACCACTCGATTCTTACGCTGTGGGAAGATGTCCTCGGTCCCGATCACCCTGCGATCAAACCGCCGAAGACCACGCGAAACCGTGATGAATACTGCTTCCCTTACGCAGAGCAAGAGATCGACGGGGCCCAATATCGCGGCGTCTCTGAGGTCCACCTGATCGGGATGGACAATCCGGAACGGCTGATGAGTACGGAATATGACGTCATATTCGTATTCGAGGCCACCGAGTTGACCCTCAGGGCTTGGTCACTCGCGCAATCGCGCTTGTCGCGCGGACACCTTCCGTGGAACTTCATGGTGGCCGACTGCAACCCGGCTTCGGCGACGCATTGGCTTAACCTCATGGCGGATGAGCGGGCTATGATCGGCGACGCCGAGACGGACCGGCCCAAGATGCTGCGGATTCGCACGAAACTACAGGATAACCCCAAGTTCTGGGACGCGTCTCGCGGCGCCTGGACTCCTCAGGGCAACGCCTACAACCGAGTCCTGGACAACCTCCCACCCGTGGAACGCGCACGGCTCCGCGACGGGCTCTGGGTGTCCCAATCCGGGCAGGTATATGCAAATTGGGACCCCGACAAGCACGTCGTCCAGGGTAAGCTCGAGCTGCGGGACGTCCATGGCACAAAGCGTTGGTGGCTCACGGCCCTCGATCTGCAGGGTCTCGAGCGCGTGTTCGCGGACCGCCGCGTTGCCTGGTTCGGGATTGCTGTCGACTGGGGGTATCTTCCGGACCCCGGATCGGCCGCGCTCTACGCCTTCGACGACCGCGGAAGGGCCTTCGTTTGCGAGGAGTGGCACGTCACCAAGAAAGGGTTAGACTGGTGGGCTCAGAAGATCTTGTGGTGGCAAAAAAAGTACGACGTACGGGCGATTGTCTGCGATACGCCGCAAGAAAAGGTAGATGCGCTGAACGTGATGCTGCATGGAAAGCTGAACAGCCAGGGCGATCCGATTGCGCAGGTTGCGAAGAAAGGGCCCGGTTCGATCATGGCTGGAATCGACATCGTGCGTTTTGCTCTCGACGACGACGAAGAGGGCGAGCCCCGGCTTCGCTACCTCGCTACCGCCTCCCAGATGGAGGACCCGTATCTCCGCGAGGTTATGGCCCCGACTGGCGGTGTAAAAGAATACCCTGGTTACATCTATGCGCCTCGCGAGGACGGGAGGCCGAACAAGGAGCTTCCCGTCGACCGGAACAATCATGCCCTCGACCGCGATCGCTACATGGCGACCTACGCTTGGGGCAACGCCCACAAAGCAAGAGTCGAGCCCGCCGAGCCGCCTACTCCGCTCGACATCGACATCGAGTTTGACCTCGCTCAACTTCGGCGCGATCAGCGCCAGAAATCCCGGAGACCCAGAGTATGAAGCCCTTCTATGACAGTGCCGTTAACCGCTGGGAAGCGATGATTCGCGACCAGAACGCCGACTCGGCGGGAAGGAGCCGCCTCAAAGATGTCCAGTTCTCGCTTGAGTCACTCGATCGAGCGCCGACCAACACGGTGTGGGAATACATCACTCTGATGCTGCCCCAACTTGTATGGACTAACCCAGCGATCTCAGTGTCCTCGTACATCCCAGGTCGAGCCCGATATAACACGGTCGGGCAAAAGTATGCCCTCGAGGCGCTCATGAGGCAACAGGGGTGGGCCCGTATTTGGGCGCAGGTCTTCTGCGATGCCCTGGCTTGGCGTGGCGTCACGATGGTAACCACCGAGCGCAACCTTGCGCCTCGGTATATGGACGGACTCGACCTCGTCGACTGGGAGGGGAAGAAACGTCGAGTGGAGTCCAAGACCACAATGCTTTCGATTCCGAAACTGGTATACATCCACCCCGAGGACTTTTTCATCGACTCCGAGGTGCGGACGCGCGACCAGGCTCGTCGCATGGGGCACCGCTGGACGGACTCGCGCGCGCGTCTCCTGAGGCTGGCCGAGGATGATAAGACGTGGAACCGCGACGCGATTAGAGGCGCTCAAAAGGGCAGCGCCCTGGATGACGACCTGGTAGTCCTTGAGCAAATGTACGTCCCCAACTACTTCGACCCCGTTGCCCTCGACGCCTACGACGGCGACGAGAAGCCTGGCGAGGACGAGCTGCACCATGGGACGCTCTACACGATGATCAAGGGCTCGAGCGGTGGCATCGATGCCCAGTCTCCTCGCGTCTACCGCGGCCCAGCGAGTGGTCCGTACGAGCTGTACGAGTGCATCCCTCAGCCAGGGAAAAGGGTCAATGGGGCTCCCCTCGGCGTCTGCTGGCCCCAGATCGACCTCGATGGCCGGGTCGGCGAGGCACTCAACCGTTCCGGCGAGTCCTATAAGCGGCAGGTGATCGCCACGGCAGCTATTGCCGAGGCGTTGATCAATAACGAAAACGACGCTGTGGTGAGCGTCAACATCGCCTCGGAGGCGATGCAGGGCGGCATCCGCGAGATCGAGGTCGGGGGCCCATCAGAGCAGCTGATTCGCGCGTACGCGATGACGCGAGACAGCCTCAACCGGACGCTCGGCCTCTCGGACTCACAGCGAGGTTTCGCCCAGAAGGACACGACGGCCACCGCCGAGAGTATCGCGGACAAGTCGATGGACGTGAAAATCGCCGGCATCCGTGCCCCACTACACGCGTCAGCCGAGCGTCAGATCGCGGTGGCCAACTGGCACATCGAGCACGACGATGAGTTCCTGATCGCGTTGCCGGACGAAGCGCGCATCAGGGGCCTGGAGATGCTGCAGGAGGGCGGCTTGCCCCTCACGGACGAAATGATGCGTGAAGACGACGGGGCTATCACGATCTGGCAGGGAGGCGACGCCCTCAAGGAAGCACCGATCAGCCCGTTTGACGCCCAGACTGTCCGCATCGAGGCCATGACCATGGAGCGAACCAGCGAGGCTATGCAGCAGCGGCGAGCACTCCAATCCGCGGAGCTAACGGGCAAGGCCCTCGAGATGCTCGCCATGAACCCAGGGTTCGATGCCCGTGGCTGGCTCGAGGACATGGGACAGCGCATGAACCTTCCCGGCCTCGGCAAGTACTTGCCGAGCAAACCGCAGCCAGGAGCCCCAGGAGCCCCAGGAGCCCCAGGAGCCCCAGTTAGCGACCCAGGGCCAGGAGGCTTCCCTGGGAACCAAAGCGGCGCCATGGCGGCGCAGGGGGCCATTTAGGTGGTGCTCTACGACTTCGAGGGCGAGGACGGCCAGAGCGAGACGCTTGCGTATCCGATGGGGGCTTCTCCACCGATTGGCGCGACCATCACGCACGAAGGCCGCAGGTTAACTCGCGTCGCCTCCAGAATGCAGGCGCCAATCGTCCGGGCAAGTGTGGCCCACGTCTCCCGGATTCTCCCAACATGGCAGCCGGGGGCCAGCGCCTACACAAAGGAAGGCTACGCAATCATCGAATCCCAGGCCGATATCGACCGGATCGAGAAGGCGAATCCAGGCATGCACTGGTCCCGCGACGTATTTGACGAGCCCGAGGCGAACGCTCAGGGCAACGACTAACCCCGAGGCATAGGAACAACATGAGCGACACCCAAGAGCCCCCGACCCCCGAAGAGACGTTCAACGCGCACTTTGACACCGCGTGGAATCGCAGTATGGGGGGCGCCGAGGAACCGGCAGAGGAAGAAAATCGGGCAGAAGAATCCGGCGGTTTTTCAGGAAATCCGCTGGACGCGGCGTCTGATAATGTGCAGGATGCGGGCGTTGAAAACCCTGGCGTGTTCGATCCGAAGTCGATGGCGACTGCCTACGACGAGATCCACCGCGCCGGCCTCGACTCCCTCCTCGCGGGTAAGGGCGAGGCTGAGATCCTCGCGTTCGGCAAGGAGCTTGGGGTAGCCCGAGCGCAACGCGACCGCGAGTTCTCTGCGAGGCAGACTCAAAAGCCCGCCCACGGTGGCAATTTGGGGGCTGCTGTGGACCCTGTGGACGCCGAGGCACCCGATGGCGACGGTGCTTCAGCTGAAGCGGGTTCCTCCGCAGAGCTTCCAGACTTTACCCCACTGGTGGAAGAGTTCGGAGAAGACGCCGCCCGTCCGATTATCGACGCCATCGAGGCGCTCTCCCGCGACAACGCGGCGCTGCGATCTCGGTTTGAGGCCCAGGAGCAGGAGCGCCAACTCGCTCCGGTTCTCAAGCAGGCCGAGATGATCTTGGACGGTCTGGTGCGATCGCACCAGGATCTTTCCAAACCCGAATCTCGTGAAAAGGTGATTGTGGCCGCCAACAAGCTGGCGCTCGCATATCCGGAGAAGTACGGCGCCCTCCCCATCGGCGAGGAGCGCTTGTCCGCAATCCTGAAGGATGCAGCCCTGCTAGAACTCGGCCCAGCCACCTCGAGCGAGAAGCCCGCCACCCCGCGTCGAAAGGCTCAGGCGCCCGCTGGAAACAGCAACCGAACTACGACCCCAAAAGGAAGCACCCTAAATGATGGGTTTGACCGTGCATGGGAGAAAAACTTCGGCCGCGGCACCTGAGGCTCAAGGCCGTGGGCGGGATCACTTTCTACCACATAGGTAACACATGGCTGGTCTTACAGACCTCTTCGCGGACACCGTCCGCGAGACGAGCGAAACCGCGCTCGGCGGCAACAAGGGGTACCTCAACCTTGTTCAAGCCGCACGCTACACCAACAACTTCCTTATCGGCGGCAAGACCGAAGAGGAGCTGCTCCATACGGGGCAGACCATCCGGCGCACGCTCTACCTGTCCCCAGAAAATGTGGGCAAGCGCTTCGGCGGTGCGGGTCTCCGGTTCAACTGGGAGAACCGCCAGATCGGCACCAAGGTCACCACGCAGATGTCGTTCTACGCCAACTACCTGGCGTGGGACGAGCTCGAGCTCGACCTGAACGCTGACTCAACGATGGGCAAGGAGTACATCCGCGCCAAGTTCAACGACATCCTGAGAGGGAAGTTCCAAAACCTCGCTCAGACCACTGCGACACAGTTTGAGAACGAGAACTGGGCGCCTGGAAACCAGGCGGCCATGCGAACCAACTTCACGGCCCCGATGTCGATTCCGTACTACATTACGGAACAGGACGACTTCATCCCGTTGGATTCCACTGGCGCAGCACTGTCCGACGTGCTGGGCCTTTCGCCCGTCACCTATCCGAATTTCGCAAACCAGCGCGTTACCTACTCGACGGTAGGCGGCGACGCACCTGATGGCAGCGACATGGTTGGTGCTTTGCTCCATGCGAGCAACCTCGCTACCTTTGAGCCGCTTCCGATGAACCCGGAGCACGGCGTCGATGCGACCGCGCCAAACGTCGTGTTCTGTTCGGACAGCGGCCTGCGCTACCTGACGGGCTCCTTCCGGCAGGGGCAAGATCGTTGGGGGTCCCGTGAGCTCGGTTACGGCATGGTCCTCGGGAATATGTATTTCCGCAACATCTCGGCCTTGGGCTCTGCACTTCTGTACGAGCCTAACGGCGGCGGTGCTTTGGTCGCTGAAACCACGGCCAGCACGGGCGGCGTCTCCGGCGCGACGGGCGTCACGGGTCCGCGCTTCTATGGAGTCACCAAAAACGTCATGCAGCCGCTCTTCATGCGGGACCGCTACATGGAGCCCGGTGAAGTTACAAACCTCACGTCTGCAGGTGCTCCGAACGAGTACGTGCAGGTCTTCAAGACGTACAACCAGCTTGTGTGCTGCGACCGCAGCAAGCTGTTCATCGTCTCTCCCTCCGCCGCACTCTAGGAGCCAACTAACATGAGCTGTACTTGGGACACCCTACCGGGTAACTACGGCGCGGCCCCCCGCGTCATCGACTACCACTTCCTCTGCCACGGTGCGATCACCTATGGGCTGATCTACACCCTCGACCTGGAGACGGCGATCGCGGCCACCGGTTACATGGCCACCACAACTGCCGGTCCGGTGGATAGCGCGACGGACGCCGTTCGCGTGGTGGCCTTGGAAACCGTTTCTTCGGCCCAGGCGACTGCCGGCTACCGCGGAAAATTCCGGCTGCAGGGTCCGGTCGAAGTGGTTGCGGTCGGTGCTGGCATCGCCAAGGAGGTCGCCGTTGCGAGCGACGCATCCGGTAATGCCATTGCTGCCATCACGGGCGACACGGTTCTTGGCAACTCGTTGGCCGCGCTTGGTGCCAGCGCCACCGGAACCATCTGGTTCTACGGGGCGGCGATGGGCGAATCGGCTATCGTCTGATCTCGCCTCGACTAGCTCCCCCGGCGTCCTTCGCGGACGCCGGGGCGGGCTTCCACTAACTTCTCACCCAAAACGTCATGTCCCTCACCGCCCGCAGAGCTATCGAGTACGTGACGCAGATCCTGGGCGGCTCGGTCTCCGACGAGATCAGCGCCCTCGCAGTGCTGAATGAGGCCGGCGAGCTGCTCGAGGGGTCGAGAGAGTGGGCCTATCTCGTCCGCTCAACTGGAGACCTCCACTTTCGTCCGACGGTCACGGGCTCGGCCGCGAGTTTCGGCTACGCGACCGGCCTGCTAACCCTGGTGGGCGGCTTCTCGGCCTACACGTATGTCCCCGGCGATACCGTCAGCATCGACATTGCGGGTACGACCTTCGGGACGTACCACATCAATTCGAAGGCCAGCGCTGACGCGCTGACAATCCAGCACACGCTGTCCGCGGACATTCCGGCGGTACTAAACTTCACAGTCCACACCTCGAGGATCCAGCTCTCCACGGAGGTCGGGCGCATTCTGAACGTCTATGGGACCGACGGATTCACGCGCACCGCGTTTGCGTCCACGGCGTCGGAACTCATGCGGATCGACACGCTTGCCCTCGTCCAAAACAGCTTCGTCACGGGATACGCGCTCCAGTATAACCAGGCAACGCCAGCCTCTCAGCCGGTCCCTACGCTCCTCCTGTGGCCGCAGCCGAGTGTCCAGGAGTACGACGCGCTTTCCGTAGTCTATCTGCGCAACTGGCCAGAACTGACGAGCGATGCCGACATCGTTCCGATCCCTGCCTACATGGAGGGGCTCTATTTCCAGTTCGTCCGCGCTGTGGCCGCAGGGTACGACGCCGGTGAGTCGGTTTCGCAGCGGATGGAAGCGGCGGCCAAAGCTGTGGCCGTTGTAATGAACGGTCCTCAGTATCAAATCGCCGCGAACCGCGACGCCGCGGGTCAAAGCAAGATCGGGACCATCGCCAAGACGGCGGTCAGGTCGCAGTCTCGGGCCGCCGGATATGACCCGATTGGCGGAACTCCTACAGACAACCTTTTCACCACCTGAGGTAACTAATGGCCCTGCATTCACAAGCACACGGTTCGATTCTGCCGCCACTTGAGCGTAAGGCGTACACACTCAATGCTAACGCTGCCCTGACAGCTGCCTACCCGTATGACGGCTGGGGCTCGAATGGAGCCGTGTCGGGCTCTGCTATCTGGGCTGGTCTGACGGCGGGAACGTTCGAGGTTGTGATCGAATCGATATTCTTCCGCTCAAACACTACGATGGTGGAGATCACTGAGATTGGCGGAGCACCGCCAGAAGTGTTCCGATTTGCGTCCGCATCAGGCTTTTCCCTTCAGTTCTTAGACGTCAAGATCGCTTGCCGTGACGGGTTTGCCGTGTCAAGCATGGGCACAGATGGGTGTATCATCACGTTCCGCGTCCACAAGTACGCGCAGGGCTAGGCGGAGATGTTTCCGGCATCCGGAAGCTATACGGTTGTGTCCGTTGCGGCAGCGACTACAGACCCACGGTTTCCCGCCGACGGGAAAGGTCTAGCTACCACGGGGACACTTGCCTCTGGTGCCGCAGATGCCTCTTTCGTGCGATTCGCCGACGAGAGTATTATAACCTTCGTCACCTGCCCATCGCCCTCCGCTGGCTACCACATCCTGAAGTTATATCACGGTGACGGCACCCTAGCAGCGGAGTACCACGGTGTAGGATCGAGCGCATCTGCACAGGACTCCTTTGACGTCGGACCTGACGGGATTCGCCTAACGGGCAATTGGTACTTCCTAAACACGTTGTCGGCAGGCAGCACGCTCGGAAGGTGGACGATCGGCTTCAAGGTGATTACCGGGAGTGTCCCCAGATGACGAGCACGCCACTTCCCTACCCGCGTCGTGGGCTTGACGAGAACCGATCGCACGAGCAGCAACCGCTCGAGACTACGGGCGAGATGCTCAACATGCGACCAGTTGACCCCACCAATGGTCGCACCAGGGGCGCACAACGCGCTGGGATGCGCAAGCACATCGAGACGGCGCTAGGATCCGCGGTGCGCGTCGTCAGGGCGGCCGTGTACGAGTCTAAGGCCGTGGCCTACGAGGCACTCCAGGGCGACCTAGATACCGACCCAGACCTGGAGCTGATATCGGAAGAGTGGGCCACAAAGACAAAAGCCTACAAGTCCGTTTTGAACGTCGAGACGGACTTGTCCGGGAACGTCTACGCGATCTCGGGGAACACTGTCGAGAAGCGCAACCCCGACAAGGCGCTCCTGTGGACCTTCGCCGTCCCGCTTGCAGACTCTAAGTTTACGATCGGCCCACTCGTGATTGATGAGGTTGGCGGAGTATACGTAGCTGTTGACGGTGGCGACGCGAAGCCTAAGGGGGCGGCGGTATACAAGATCGAGCAGCAGCAGATCGCCAACAGCTTTGACACGGAGCCCGTGCTGGCGTGGACCTGGACGCTTGACCTGTGGTGCCGCGAGCTCGCGCTCCACAGTGGCACCCTAAAGATGCTGGTTCAGGACAATCTAGCGCATATCTCCAAGGTGAGAACCCTGGTGAACGTGAACCTCGCCATCCCAGACGAGATCGCGCCCATCGTTGTGCCCTATCCGTCTACTTGCATGGCGGTGAAGGCCGATGGCAGCGTGGTAACAGGTCACCCGGCGCTTGAAGGGCGCGACACGAATCCGCTGTTTCCCGGCATTGGAGTTCCGCTCGAGCAGTGGAACCTCGGGAACCTAAGCGAAGACGACGCTGTAGTCTGGGCCGACCTGCGCGCAGAAGACATCGTGGGTGACGATGGAGACATGGTGACTGCCTGGTTCGACGTCTCGGGCAATGGTCGCAATCTATACGAAGGCCATTATCCAAACGGACAGAAAAATCCGGTACCGCCTCCAACGATCCGGAAGGTTGGAAGCACGGGCACGCCGTCGGTCTACTTTAATGGAATGCAAGGCCTGTTCTCACTCCCTGGTGGCGGGACCGATGCCCAGCGTGATAACTGCCTAAGCCTTGTCCCAAACCACGGCGATGGCGCATTCTGCATTTTTATTCTGTGCCGACCGGAAACGAGTAAGGCCACGGACGAGATAGACGGGGTGGACGCGAGTATCGACGCCACACGGTGGCTGTTCGGTCAACTGCACCACTCGAAGTTCCAAGGCGACGCCACAGGCAGCTTCGACACTGGATACACAGAGGCGCATCGCACCTCGATCTTCGTTAATTCGAAGGTCCTGACGACCCCCACGGCAACGACGGCCTACACATGGTCGGGCGTCCACGATCAGGCGTGGGGGGAGCACGCTCCTGGATACCTACGAGCAATCACCTCGAGTACGGGCGCCACGTCAATCGCTTACACCGACGCTACGGGTGGTGACGACGAGCTGCTGCCGGCGAACCGCGGGGCTGGGACGGCGGGCTGGCCAATCCAGGGCCAGTTCGATGACCCGGCGGCCGATTCACCGGGTGAGGGACTGTGTCTCATCACGATGATGAACTGTGGTGGTCTAAACGAGTACAAGATCGCCGTTGATGGGGTCTATCTGACCGGAGTCTCCTTCACGGCCACCTCGGGGACACCATTCGCGAGTCTAGATATTGGCGAGCCGGTCCACCTCTGGATTGATGGAAACGACGTCGCAATGGTCGTGTTCTCGGGCACGGTATTGACCTATACCTCTGGGTCAGCCCCGAGTGCCACGTACACCGACTGTTATCTGGTTCGCGACCGCAACCTCCAGACCCGATCCCTCCTCCGGATCAACGGGAACCCTATTGACCGCTGGGAGGCTCTGCCACTATCGTTTGCCGGGGCCAGTGGTGCACTCGGAGTAAGAACGGCCGAGTACGACACCAACATTACGTCGAACCCTACCGGTGTCGGCGTTCACCTAGACGAGCCTAACGTCAAGGGTTTCAAGGGTGAGATCATGCGGATTCTTGTCGTTGGGCGCAGGAAGAAGAATGGTGACCGCATACTCTTGGGAAGCAGCTACTACCACGAGTATCCCACCGTCCTAAGCCACCCTTTCTACGCGAACAACCAGATGAGTGGTGAGTCGGATGCCACCTGGGTTAGCGCTGGAAGTAACGTCGCCTCTACGACGATGGAGAAGATCGAGGGCTACATCATGCACGGCGCAGGGCTGCACAAGAAGCTTCCCACGACGGGCTATCCGCACGCTCACGCAGTCCCGTACACGAGCATCTCGGGCTACTACGATCTTCCCTTGTTTGACACACTCGCGCAGACGGGCCAGGCGTGGCTACCAAACAAGCGCCAAGACGCCGCGATGTGGGCCAAGCACGACTCTTCGGGGAAGATGCTCTGGTGCCTGCTAGCGTCTGGAATCTACGGCAACGGGGACGGCACGCTATTTAGCGAGGACTACTTTGGTGCCGGTCCATCTGGGTCAATCGGCGTATCCGCTGCTCCGTGCACGGGTGGCATTGTCGAGACGTCGACCGGCGATCTCTACATAGCTGGTCCCGGCGAGGGATCGAACGCCGACGAGTTTGCACTCGGCATCATCTATGACAAGCCAGAATCGGACCGCCAGCCTGGCCTTACCGTGGTCGGGTTCTGGTCGGCAGTCGGTGTCCCCGATGAGTTCCGGATCGGCTTTGAGGTTGACAAGACAATCAGGCTCAAGCGCGATGAGTTCGACACCCTCTATGTCCCGATGCCTTCCGGAACAACTTACGGCGGAGTCGCCGCCAAGGACGCGATCCGCGTCTTTGGCCGTGCCGACCCCGATGATCCGATGGAGTTTCTGTTCCGCTTGACCACTCTCGGCGGTACCGACAAGTACCAGGCCGCCAACGCGGTCGCCCTTCCACCGACAAACCCAATCTACACCACTTGAGCTAATGGCCGACAATACAACACTTCCTGGAACGGGCGACATTATCGCCGCTGACGACGTCGGCGGGGCGAAGCACCAGCAAGTCAAAATCGAGTTCGGCGCGAACGGCACGGCCACGCCAGTCGATGCCTCGAACCCACTGCCCGTGACTGCTGAGCTGACCGGAACGCAAAACAACTACTTCCTCGAGGCGCTGCGCGGCAACGTTAGTGGCGCGTCGGCGATCGCCGGGTTTGGCTCTTCGAGTGCGATCGGGACGAGTCTGACGGTGATCGCTTCAGCCCAGACCTATCAGACTCCGGTGGCCAACACGGCCCTCGAGATGGTGTCCAGTGACAACACGAACGATATCCCCGCGGGCTCGGGGGCCCGTAAGGTGACGGTCTACGGAATCGTCGACACCGCCGGGGTCTGGGCTGAGGCATCCGAAGAAGTAACGCTCAACGGAACAACGGCGGTGGCCCTTGCGACGTCTTTCATCCGTGTCCACAACATGGAGGTCACCGAAGCCGGGGGGTATGCCACAGTCGCGGTGGCGAGCCATTCGTCTACAATTACGCTTCGAGTTGCAGGCGCTGGAGCAACCTGGGCGACAATTATTCCAGACGGCACGTTCGGCCTTGGCCAGTCGGCCACCGGTGCCTACTCGATTCCTTCCTCCAAGGTTGGGTATGTCCTCGTCACTAGCATCGCCGTCGAGGCAACCAAGCCGGCTACGGTAGTCATGTTTTCCCGCGAGAACGCCAACGACTACGCCACGCCCTACTCGGGCGTCATGCGACTCCACCCGATCGGATACGGAATTGCCGACGTTATTCAGCGTGCGGCAGAGATTCCACGCGGGCCTTTCACCGGTCCGTGCGACATCGGTTTCCTCGGCAAGCTCGCGACTGGCACTGGGGGCGTCGCGGTTAGCTTCGAGATCATCCTGTTCGACGTGTAGCTATACCCATGACTCTCCTCCTGCTTTTCTCTACCGCTGGTAGTGCGACGCTTGGTGTCGTCACCGCCGACTTTGTCTATGGAGCCGGAATCAAGCGAGCGGAGTTCGTCTATCTCGGATTGGAGGACACGGACAACGACGTGCAGCCGGCGAAGGTGGAGGGGCTGGCTAAGTATCGAATTGCTAGCGCGACGAGCACGGGAGTCCAGGGGAGAACGCGCGTGATGCTGGGGCTAGCGAGTGGAGTTCTGAACGTATGGGAGCTCTCCGCCTGGACTTCGTACTCGCTCAACACGGACGCGCACCTCTCAAACAACGCGGCCTACTACTGGGCGTTCACCTTTCAGCAGAAGGAATACTTCGGCGACGGCATTAGCCAGATCGTGTACGACCCACGACTCAACACGCTGGTCGAGTGGGAGAGCGGAGGCTCGGGCGCCATGCCGGAGAAGTGCGCCCTCGCCGCCGTGTACCGTGGCCGAGTCGTCTTGGCTCGCCCCGCAGATAACCCGACGCTTTGGTACATGAGCGCGATGGATGACGCAGGAAACTGGGACTTCTACCCTGCTACCCCGTCGGCAGACCAGGCCGTTTTTGGCAGCCTCACGACGGCGACAAAGACGCCAGACATCATCAACACGTTGATCCCGTTTAAGGACGACTACATGCTGTTTGGCTGTGACAAAAGCATCTGGATCCTACGCGGTGACCCAGCGGGTGGTGGCGAGTTCGATCGCATTACGGACACTATCGGGATGGCCTTCGGCGCACCATGGTGCAAAGACCCAACGGGTATTCTGTACTTCTTCGGCTCCAAGGGCGGCGTCTACCGGATGATCGGTGACTCGCAGCCGCAACACTTGTCAGATGCTCTAGACGGCCAAGACGTTAGTATCCAAGCGCGGCTCCGAGACGTTGACTTCGGTAGCTTCCGGATCGAACTCGTCTGGGACTTTGAACGCCAAGGCCTGATCGTGCTCCAGATCCCGTTTGCCGAGGATGCGGCTGCTACGCCGCTGTCTTGGTTTTGGGACGTCAAAAACAACGCGTGGTGCGAGGACCAGCCGGGGTCTACGGTGCTCCAGCCCTATGCGGTGTGGACGGCAGACGGCGACCAGGCTGCTGATAGACGCGTTCTCTATGGATGCTACGACGGGTTTATCCGAGAGCTCGACAGCGCCGCGCTGGACGATGACGGTGTGGCAATTGACAGCTATGTCACCATCGGACCAATTGCGGCCGGCGGTGACTCAGAGATAGTTCTGAACCGCCTACGGGCGATCCTGGCATCTGAACACTCGGGATGCGACTTCGCCGTTTACTCGAGCGACGATCCCGCGCAAAAAGGGAGCGTCGTTAAAAGTGGCAGATTTGGGCCAGGCATGAACCCGAGGCTCTCTGTTAACCGCCGCGGCGCCTTCATGTGGGTACGCTTGCGGAACCCGTTTGCAGCGCAGAGGTGGGCGCTTGAGGAGTTGCAGGCCGATGTCGTGAAAGCCGGGATGCGGAGGGTGCGGGCATGAGCGGAAACCTCAAGCGACCAAACCGGACGAGGACCCAGGACGCCCAGCGTGTGCGGCGCTCGAGCTCGCAGTTCGACGCATTCAAGCGGCAGAAGCCGGACATCTTTGATCTACACTATCGCCTTGTTGCGGCAGAGGCTTCCAACAGCGACACTCTTACACGGCTGGAAGCAGCCGAAGCGGCCTTGAAGAAGGCAGGACTACTCTAATGGCAGGCTTCTTGGAATCACTCCTCCTGGGCACCGAGAACGAGGCCCAGAAGAAGAACGAAGCGAGCACGGTTAGCAACATGGCCGCGCTTGCCACGCAGTATGGGTTTGGCCAGAGCCAGCTCTTCAAGGGTCTAGCCGCACTCAACAAGGGCTACACGAATGCCCAAGGCATCCTGGCCAAACAAGGACAGACGGCAACGAACCAGATCCTCGCGTCGAAGAAACAGACGGACGCGACAAACGCCCAGAGCCTCGTGAGCAAGGGCCTGTTCAACACGAGCATTCAAGGAAACCTGGCCAATCAATCCCAGGCCATGACGGCACAGGCTCTTGGCGGGCTCGCTGAAGCGTTGGGGACACAGCAGGCAAACCTAGCCGTCGGCCAGGCAAACGCACAGCAGGGGGCATACCAGTCCCTCGCGCAGTTCGCAGTGAACAAGGTGGCAATGCAGGCGAACTTGACCCCGCAGTATCAGGGCACCCCTGGGGCTCTCGGCGGGCTGGCTGGCGGTTTCGCTCAGGCGTATGGCACGAAGCTCGGGGAAAAACTCTAATGGGGATCACGATCAAGCTTCCCGGGCCGAGTGGCGCCGCTACGGTAGGCCAAGCGGTAGGGGCTGGGTTTGCCGGCGGTATACAGCAGGGCCAGGCGCAACAGCGCGTTGACCAACTCAAGCAGGAGGAGCTTACTCGTCAACAGGCCGACGCCGACGCGATCATACAGGCCATCGGGGACACGGTTGACACGGAGTTCCAGAACGAGGCGGCGCTAGTCCCCGACACGATCACCCCAAGGGGTCGATATGGGCTGAGCCACCAGGGCATAAGCTCCAAGGCGGGACTCTTGGGGCAGTCGATGGAGAACCCGGACGACCGGAAGATCCGGGTCGAACAGGAGCGCCTGAAGCGCCTGATTCTGAACACGAAGAGCGTGGATGCCGCGAAGGTGCTTGCCGAGTCGGGTGACCGTCGGCTCCTTGGGCTACGGCGAGGGCGGGCCATGTCAACCCTGAACTCATCCATCGAAGCGTCGGTTGGTGCGGGTCTCCTAACCCCCGATGACGCCAGGCACTATGCGCTCGCGCTGGACAGCGGACAGGATCCGCTCGCCGTCCTGGACGCGTGGAATACCGATAAGTCACATCGGCTCGAGATCCAGAGAATCGGGCGCCTCAAGCAAGCAAAACTGATCCGCATGGCCGCGATGGCCGAGGACGCTGGTGCGCGAGTGGGCACTGCCACGGACGCCAATGACCGAGCATGGTGGACCGACCAGCAGGAACGTCTCCAAAGCTATGCCGAGGACGTTGCCGCCGCTTATGCGACCGACCCGGAAGGCTTCGACATGAGCCGCGCCTATCAGGCCGCGATGGACATCAAGAACGCCCTGAACCCACATCAAGAGGCGCGTGTGATGGAGCGGATTGCATCCCGCGAGGAAACTCAGAAGCAGGAGGGCCGAATGAGCCTCCAGCGGGCGCGATCAGTCTCCGACGAAGTGCAGGCTGCGCAGAAGCTCGTTGCTAGCGCCGTTAGCGCGAATGCTAGAGCGCAAGCACAGCAGGTCTACGACGGTGCGCTGGCCAAACAAAAGGCGTTTTGGGACGAGGTGGACGGGTCCGCGGGCCAAGGAATCCCCCTCGTCGTAGCTCCGGGGCAGGAGTACGCATACCAATCCGATGGTAATCAGATGGTTAGGGACAAGGATCAGCAGCCAACTATCGCGGATCCGAAGGCAGTCCTCGCTAACCAAGTCCGTGACGCTGTAATGCTGTCCATTGGGCGCATACAGAACGACGGATACGCCACGGTCGACGAGATGAAGACGGACGCGGTCGAACTCGTCAAGGCAACCTATGCCGCTGCTGGCGTCTCTAGCATGGCTGAACTCGATGCCAAGTTCCCCAATGCTGCCGCGAACCTCGCGGCGCTGAACGAGGCGATCAAGGCGAAGACCGCGCCTGAGACCATCCAACAGCAGACGAAGTTCCATCTTCCTTTGATCAAGAAGTAGGACATGGTTCTCGACGACACGGCGCTGGATCACATCCTCACGGAATCCGACATCGCTAAGATCCGGGCTGAGTCCCTGGCGAAGCGCAACATCGGGCTTGATGAATATGGGGACGGTGCACCCGATCTAGTCCAGAACGGTCCACCTGCGCGCATTCAGACTAGCGTAGATGCGGAGTGGGCCTCGCTCATGTCTGGAGTCGATGGGATACGGCCAACCAAGTTTGACCCTAAAGGGTTCCGCACGGCCTCCGAGAGAACAGCGGAGCGTCGAGCTAACATGGGCGCGCTAGAGTCTTCGGCGGCCAATGTTTACAATTTTGCGCAACAGCTGACCACAGGGGTCGCGGAGGTGGCAGCCGCCGTGCCTGAGCTCGCAGGACAAGTGGCCGAATTTGCTACGGGATCCAGCAAGCCCTCAGCGGCGATAATGGAGTCAGCTCTAAAGAAGGATCGCGAAGGCAAGCCGCTCACCGGCGAAGAAGCTCAAGCCGTGGCCTGGGAGCCAAACTTCTTGCGATCGCTCAGCTCGAGCATCCGAAAAATCGCGGAGTACGACGACCGAATGCTAGACGGGGACGGACAGCCGCTTCAGGCCCAATCCTTTTTAGCCGGTGCATTCTCACAGGGCCTTGGTTCCGCGGCGGGCTTCATGGGTGGTGGTGCCGCGCTAAAAGCCGCAGGTGTCGGGAGCGACTTGCTCGCAATCGGCGGCCTCGGGGCTATCGCGGAAGGGCAGTCCATGTACCGAGAGGCCGAGGATGCGGGGGCGACTCCGCAACAGAAGGCTATCGCCATGCTGATCGGGATGGGGGCAGGATCGACAGAAGTCGTTGGTGCATCCGGCATTATTATGCGGCTCAACAAGGCGGCAGGCGGCTCCCTGATGAGGTCGTTATCAGACCCCGGCCTGATCCCTAAGATCATGGCTGAAGGTGGCGAAGAGGCTGGACAGGAGTTCGTCCAGCAGCTGGTTGAGGATGCGGGGCGGCAGTATCTCGCCAAGTACGGCGAAAACAAGACGTGGAACGAGATGACGGCTATGGCGTTCCAGCAGGGCGCTCTTCCAGCCTTCCTTGTGGGTGGCCTACTCGGCGCCGGCGCCGCGGTAGATCTGGCGAGTACTCAAAAACAGGCAACAAAGAAGGTTGCCGCGGACATCGGTGAGACTGGAGCCCGGGATCTTGGTCAGGCTATCGAAGCAGAGCCGCAACAGTCCGTTCCGAAGAAGACCCCAGAGCAGGCAATCGAGTTCTTCCGCGAAGGCAACATCGACACGCTCGAGAAGCAGCTGAAAGCCACGAAGACCCCCGATGGTCGGTCCGAGCTCGAGGCGAGGATCCAGGCTGTGCGCGACATGAAGTTTCGCACCCTTGGCGAGCAGGTTGAGGGGGTCGGAGTCCACCCCGAGGAGGCCGCCCTAGTCGGTACCCTGACGACGCTCCAGGAGGCGGGCGCGAAGACTCCAGACGTTCTTGTGGCCGACTCGGCTAACCCGCTTCCCATGCAGGGTATGAGCCTCGGTGGGCAGATCGTGATTGACGGGTCTCAAGCCGGTGATGTCCTTCGCGGCGTGATTTTCCACGAGGCGTTCCATCATGCGGTTCCCGTGGGCTCCAAGCCGATGAAGGCCCTAGTGCTGACCGCGAGGGAACAGTTTCCGGAGTTGATGCAGCGTCTGCGCGTCGAGTATCTGCGCCGCTACACCAGGCAAACGGATGAGCCCCCGTTCGCCGAGTACGAGGGGGAGGAGCGTCTTGCCCGCGAGTTCGAGGAGGCGTTTGCTATCGGCGCGGAGTTGATGCCGGACCTGATCCAGGAGGTACTTGGCGACTCCGAGACGTTCAGCGAGGAGAACTTCGCCAAGAACTCCGGCCTGCGTGGGCTCCTACAGGCGATCCGCGACTTTGTGGTTTCAGCCCTAAACAAGTTGCCAAAAGTCAACCTCACTTCTCGGGTCGACAAGGAACGTGCAGCGCTCGTCAGGGAGCTATCCGGAGACCTGTCGACGTTCGATCCAAAGCAGCTACAGGCCTTCGCAGAGGCGCTGTCAGCGGCATATCGCAGTGCCGAGCCTGTCGCGTTTGCCAAGGCGGTGCAGAAGATCACGGTGGGCGACGTGTTGGCTAGAGGGCAGACGGACTTCTACAGCGCCGAGCGCGGGGAGGCGTTCTTCGACGAACAGGCGGCGATACGCGAAGAGGCAATCCAAGAGTTGATAAGCATCGGGACGCCACGCGCCGACGCCGAGAGGAAGGTCGATGTGATGTACTCGGTTGCGGACTCTGACGCAAATTCGACGATCTTCTTGAGCTCAAGGTTCGGCGCCCGTGTCGAGTCGGTGCTGGCCGATAATTTGATCCATTTGCGGAACCTCCAGGCGACGCTCGAAGTGCCAGAGGGGGGCAACTGGGATAGAGAGGACACGCGTTCATCTGGCCTGCTGATGCACGCGGTGAACGAGTTCCAAGAGCAGTTTGTTACCCCGCTCGTCCGAGCCATGTCGGACGGGAACATCTCGATTGAGGCGGTGCACCTATACCTCGCGGCTCTGACATCGCTCGAGCGCAACGAAACGCTCATCAAGCGCGATCAAGCAGCCGACCCAAAAGACCGCAAGCACTTCGGCAGGGAAGTCAACCCGGGCGCATGGCTGCGAGAGTCCGAGGCAAACGCGATCATCAAGGCCTCGCTCAGCGGCGAGAAGGCCAAGTACTTCAGGCGGGTCCGTAGGCTGAACGCGGCCATGCACGAGTCCAAGCTAAAGCTCATCGAAAGGTCCGGGCTCGAGCCGCAGGAGGTCATCGACAAAACGCGAGCCTTAGGATGGAAAAACTACTCCCCGATGAAGACTCTCATGCGAGGGCGGCCAGGCATCTCCCGTGGTCGTGGTTTCTCTATCAACGGAAAAACGGTCGCCCGTATGACTGGGCGCCGCACGGAGCCAGATAACGTCCTGATTGCTGGCGTGATGGACTACATCTCAGTCCTGACGCGGGTGGAAAAAAACCGCGTGATAACCTCACTCGCCAAATTGGTAGAGGCTAACCCAGACCCGACCCTGTGGGAGATTGTGAAGGGATCACTAGCGGACGTCCGCATGACGGGTCAAGACGAGATCGAAGCTGGTGAGGAGGCCAATATCTACCGCGCACTGTGGGACGCTCGGATCCCAACCGCTGACTCAGCGGTGGGCTTCATGAGGGACGGCAAACAGAACTACATCGTATTCCACCCGCGGGGTAAGCACCTAGCCGACGCGCTCACGGGGGCAAACCTCTTTAGCGTGGGCAGCTTACTGCGCCCGTTTGGGACCATCAACCGCTATTACGCCGCCGCAAACACGTCGTGGTCCCTGAACTTCATCGTAGACAACTTCCGCAGGGATGCAATGCTCGGCGGGATCAGGATTGCTTTAGACCTGAGTGTGAAGGACGCGGCGAAGGTCGTGTCGAGCGCGCCGGCGGCGGTCCGTGCACTACTCACAGGCAAGGGTGGGCAAGCCGCGCTCGTCGAGGCATACGTCGCATCTGGAGCCAAGACGGGGCACTTCTGGGGTGGCGACTTCGCCGAACAGCGACGTGGGCTCGAAAGGCAGCTCAAGCGCGCTCAGGCCGCTACGGGATTAATCGACCGCACCGGCCGCGGCTTCTCAGCTCTTGTTGGTCTGGTGTCTCACGTGAACGACGCCATAGAGAACGGAATTCGATTCGCCTACTGGCAGCACCTCGTTCGTGACGGCATGTCGCATGAGGACGCGGCGGTGAAGACCAAGGAGTTGACGATCAACTTCAACAAGCGCGGTCGGCTTGCACCGATTCTTGGTCCTCTATACCTGTTCTTCAATGCGTCCATGCGCGGCTCCGTCGCGATCCGCGACATGGTGAGGGAGCATCCACGCAAGATCGTCGGCGGTCTATTCTCGCTTGGCGTCTTTCTCGACCTCCTGAACTACATGTTGTCCGGTGACGACGACGACGGGGAAAACGCGTGGGATGCGCGCGGCGAGTTCGAGAAGGACCGCTACCTGATGGTCCCCGATGGAAGCGGCGGGTTTCTCAAACTATGGTCCATGCCTTACGGGCTGAACGCGTTCGTGACGATGGGGCGCCAGTTTTCGATGATGCTACGCGGCGCGGCAAGCCCAGGCGGCGCGCTATCCGCCGCGATGGCTTCGGCTATCGACTCGTTCAACCCGCTCGGAGGGTCGGGCGGAGAACTCGACAAGGCGATGGGGCATATGGTCTCACCGACCGCGTTCGACCCGTTCCTCGATGTTGCCATGAACGACAACTTTGCGGGGCGCAGGATCTATAACGATTTTGCTGACTCGAACGTAAAGGCCGACGCATACACTGGTTGGGAATCAACCTCGGGGTTCTGGCATGGCATGGCGCAGGAACTCAATGCGCTCGGCGGGGGGGATCGGATCAGGTCTGGAGGCAATCTGGACGTTCATCCGGAAACGCTGCGCCACCTGTGGAAACAAATCGGAGGCGGAATTTGGCGCGACGCTACCAATATGACCGACGCCTTCTCGTCGCTTGTATCTGGAGACTTCGTTGAAGCTTTCAACATTGCCCCAGTCACGAGCAAGTTCCACACGAGCGAGTACCACGAAAAGTTCCTAAGTTCCTACTACGACAACATAGCGGCGATTGATCAGGCCGCGAAGGTCGCTGGCACGGAAGACCTCAAGCTCAATCGGGAAGAGCGTGCGCTTGCCAACCTCGAGGGTGAACGCAAGAGAATCACACGGTACGTCAAGGCCATGAATACGGCCATAGACCAGGCAGATGATCCCGCCGAAGCGGAGTCGCTCACGCTCGAGCTCAAGACCGAGGTTCGCGCTTTCAACCGGGCCATATCGGACGCGCGCAAAACGGCCAGAGAGGCCAACACCCACCAAAAGAAATGAACGAGAAACTTATTGAGAACCTCACCAAGGTCGCACAAGCCGGGGGCCTAGCTTTGGCCCTTGTCGCCATCTTCATGTTGAAGAGCATCGAGGGCAACATTGTGACCCGCGACGGTCTAGATTCCGCGATCGTCCCAATTTCGGGAAAGTTGGAGTATTTAGGAGACCGGTTTACACGCCTCGAGACACGCCTCGACAAACTGGACTCTCGTGAGTCTCGGATCGCGGTTCTCGAGGCGCAGATGAACGAACTCAAACACAACGTGAAATAGCCTATGCGCTGGCTCGCAGTTTCGTCGGGGGTCTCCCTCCTAGTTGCACTTGTAACGCTGGCGATGGTCGCCCGCGTTGACGGGCGGGTCATGCTGCCCAATCACCTCGTAACCCTTCACCAGGAGGACAAAATGACCACGATCACCTCAAGCTGGGCATCAAGCGGCACCACGCACACCGTAACAACCACCAAGGGCAACACCGAGACGGAGGCCGCGTTCCTTGAGCGGCACCGCGCGGCGGTTGAGGCGGCGCTTCTCATCTACCCGAAGGACTGACCCATGGAGCTCACCAAGCGCAAGGTGTACGGCCTAGCGGGCCTGTTCCTCGCCTCGGCTGGCACGTGTCTCGCCGCGGAACTGCACATTGCCGCCGCTTCTCTGGCGGTAGCTGCAGCACTCGTGGCGATTGCGGCTGGGCAGATTACCTCGCCTAGAGGCCCGCGATGAATCGAGGCCTTGCCGCCCTCCTCCTGTTGTTGGTTGGTTGCGCCTCCTTCGCGGCTCTCGGGAGAGCAGTCGAGAGGGCGGCGTACCCAACTGCGGGGGCAGTTACTGGGGCGGCTCTTGGGGGGCCGCCCGGGGCGGCGGCAGGAGCGGCGGCAGGGCACCTACTCGGAGGGGCCGTACTGCAAGAGCGGATTGCCCAAAATGGTACAGCACCGCCCACCACCATGGCGCTGGGCGGCGGGGTCAGGGTCCAGACTACCTACTTTGGCCTTAGCCTCGCTAGTTGGCTCGCGGTGGCCGTAGCAGGGCTGTTGTTCCGGTTTCTTCCGTGGCTCCCGGGAGTTCTCTACCGATGGTTCAGAGACGTGCTCGATCAGCGTGAAAACAACGGGCAAGAGAAAACCCCGCCGCCCGGATAATTAGGCGGCGGGGCGAGCAGCGAGTCCCGGTGTGGGAGGACAGACTCGCGCTCATCTGTCTCTATACTTGGAGTACAGGGACTCCAAGCGCCGATTATAGGCCGGACCGTCCCACTTTAGTGCTTGTTTCAGGCAGTCCCTCACTTTTGGGGAGCAGTACTTCCGAGCCCTGAACCGCGTCATGCTCTCTAGCTCGCCGCCCCGGTATCGTTGGCGCTGAATGATACGCTTGCATTGCTCGCACACTATCAGCGGGTCAAACTCTGGACGATGTGTCATTCTGTAGCTTACGCCGAGGCGCTGATTTGGTCCACGGTCTTGTGCTTCACGCCGTCGATGAAGACCCAGATCGGGGCGTTGATGGAATGGACATTTTTGACAGACCACTCATCCGCACCGTTGATATCGATGCGAGCGTTCGATCCGGGGGGGACGTCAATCACCCCAGTGGACAGGCTGACGCTTGCGCACCCATCGAAGAGCATTGCCTGCTGAGGCGACTTCGCCGAACGGAAAAAGAAACGATTTAGGGTTGCCGACCTCTTATATGGATCGCCAGTTCCGGCGTAGCCCTCAACGAGTAAGAAGCCACGGCTAGAGGACTGCAGCCAGTTGTCGATCAGCATGTCATCCATCCGGACGTGACTCCTGGCGGCAAACAACGAGTGGTTGAACGAGGCCCGCCCAGTGCCCGGCTGACTTACGTTGAAGGCGCTGACTCGGCGATAGACAATATCCTTCCCCGCCGTCATGTCGGCCGCCATATCCGGCGTCTCATGGCTGTAGTCTGTGTTGGGGTTCGGACTCTTGAACTTGTCGCGCTGGACAAGCTGGGTCGCCTGTCCCTGGCAGTTGATAAATGCCATGTCCTCGAAGATGACGAGATGGCCTCCCGTGTCGCCACCGTTCATTCCGCAGAGGCTAAGGTATAGCCCATGCTCGTCCTGGATGTCTCGAACCACTCCGTCAATGAAGGCCACGTCTGACCGCAACCCGTGAAGCCTCGCACCCCAACGCCGGTTGCGCTCGATGGCGAAGTGCTCGAAGGCAACACCATCGAGGTATTTGTAGACTCCCTGGACGGGCATGGTGAGCAGCGTCGTTTGTGTATAGGCGTTCACTAGATCTCCGTCCACGGCTACGCCCTGTAGAAGCGTGTCCAGGACGAGCTGCCCACTTGTAATGTGCCAGGTGTCCTTCCAGGCGCCTTGTCCATATAGGCTCACGTTCCCGTATGCCTGGGCCCCCCCATGTAGGCTCACGTTCCCGTATACGTGGGCCCCCCCATGACGGGTAGGGCATACGCTGAGAACCGACGCGGCAATGGCCTCGATTCCGTCGGTCCCTGGGGCCTCTGGGGCCTCTGGGGCCTCTGGGGCCTCTGGGGCCTCTGGCTGGGCGATGGGGGCAGATTCGGCTAGTTCAGCTCGGCGGATCAGTTCGGCGACGTTGGCGATCCGGAGCTCGCGATTGTTCTGGTCCTGGATGTCGGACAGGTAGAAGTCGCGCAGGATGCTACTCAGGGGTTTGCTAGATAGATCGGGCATGTGGATTCAATAGGTAGAAGTGTGTGTTAGTCGATGTAGCACGCTCTGTTCACGATGCGGTGCGTATGGCGGTTAGGCGATCCTGCATTGGTTCCGACAAGTCGCGCAACTTGCAACCTTCGCCCATCACTAAGTCCTCGATATCCGCAACGGAACTTAGGCCATGGAGTGCGCAGCCCTCGCCCATCGTTACGCGCTTGATTGCACGCACCGAAGAAAGGCCCCAAAGCTGGCAACCAGCAGCTAGCGTTAGGTCCTGGAGAACCGGTAATGCCGACAAACCGGAAAACCAACAGCGCTCAGCCATCGTCAGGCCCTCGAGCGACGTCAGCGACGATAGACCCAATAGAGTGCAGCCATTACCCATCGTTACGCCCTCAAGCGCCGTCACCGAAGAAAGTCCGGAGAGTGTGCATCGCTCGGCAAGCGTCAGGCCCTCGAGCGTAGTCACCGACGACAAGTTATAAAGCTCGCATCCAGCAGCCAGCGTAACGTCATGGAGGTTATTCACCG